GCTGGGGGCACTGAAACCCCCAACAATAAGAGTAAAACTCTCATCGCCAAAGGCATCAGTGAAAACCTGCATTAAAATGCAGGACAAAACATTGATGTTTAAGTCGCTTGTAAGAAAAATCATACAAACAACAGAAATAAATGAACGTGTAATAATATTTAAAGTGCTTAAACGCTCGCAAAAAGCACGTTATTACCCTAAAATTAGGGTTTTGGTATGGTAAAATAGGGAGCGCCTAGATATCTCATAAATGTAAAATCTTCGGCAGCTGCCACGGCCTCCACATAAATAACCACTTCACCATTGGCTATAGTGGTCTCAGCAGTAACAATATGGTTCCTAGCCCAAGTTGGAATCATATCTCCAGTTCCATTAGTGCCAATACTATCAACAGCACAAGAGAAATTAAAGAGATTGTTCGAATAATATGGAAATTCCACTTCAATACCACCATTAGTAAAAGGAACAAACATGGCGGTACCTCTAGCCAAAGTGGTACAAACAAAAGAAGTTCCATATAGTGTAAGGGTTTCCGTACCATTACTTCTTATTAAACCATTGGCACACGCAATAATACTAGTCTCACCACGCGCGTTAATGGAGGTACCAAGGAAACGAAATCGCTTCCTAATACCCCCTCGCCACCCCAAAAAAGCTAAGGGAATGATCTTCCAAGCGCTAGGTGAACTACCAGTCGCAGTAGTATAAACAGGACTTGGTGGACGATAAATAGGTCCAATATACTCCACAAGCGCATTTACGGCAGCTGAAGTTACCGACGTGGAATGATATTGAGTATATCTCTTAAGGCATGACCTTAGAGACAACGGTTGTTCCCCAAAATAATAATGCGCATTGTACGCGGAATCATCAGTGGAGTCATTCAATTCAAAACATGAGACACTATTCGATATTGTCTCATTCGTCACATCAGCTGCCTGCGAAATCAATTGCCTATTGTTGGGATACATCTCATCAGTATAGTAATTAAACTGCATGTTACGGGCCGAAACATAGACATTGACAACAATTGCAGAATCAACAGGAGATTGAAGTTCAGTGAAAGGTGTAATGAATATAAACCCATTAGACCACCCAGCACCTACATTTGGATAATTCTTTTGTGTACCATAACTCTGTGCCTGGTTGATATAATGAATAGTTTGATTCCATGCGCGGGGCTGGGCCCATTTAACACAAAATTCAACGGACTGAGTTTCCTGCACGTCCCAAACTTTAAGAAACTGTAAATTGTCATGAATGGTAGTTGTAATAAGTGTATATTGATCAATATTTGGATCAAACCCAATAGCCAATTTTCCTCTTTCAAATGCAGATACAACAGCCTCAAAACGAAAAACAATGTCCCCATGCCAATAACCAAAGTTATTAGCAGCAAAAGACATAGGAGTAGGCTGAATCCATATTCTCGAAGTGCCAACATAATAGGTGCTCAAGCAGGGATTAACAGCACAATTGAAAAGTATTCCAGACATAGGAACGTCTGAATTATCCCAATCAAATGTGTACAAGAAAGTCTCAATACCACATAAATGCGTAATAGACATCTCGTCAACTTCCATACCTGTAACACGAGGATCCACAGTCAATTCTTGTAACGGATCCCATGATGTCTTTTCAATGGACTCTGCTCCAATAGTCTGAGAGGAGCTAGCAAAAGGCCGATTCTTGACATAATTAATTCCGCTTATCATTGTAGGGCGTGACCATCCAAACCAGGCCGCGATACCTGAAATACCCTCAAATATGAGGCTACTGGCCATTGCTATTTCACCCAAAAAAGGAACTGAAGACAAAGCTCTCGAAACAGTTGCCAATGATGAAGACATACGTTCAACAGGACCAGAACGCCTCTCATCTCGCGCTTCAGTCTTTATTTCCATATGAGTACCTGTGGTAGTTCCCAAGTGAACATCAACAAAATGGGCATAAACTTGCATGGTAATAGGAGTAGGCGAAGCAGTTGCAGCCGTAATAGGCGTGATATTCCATATATAAAGAGTGCCTGCTTCAGCAAAATCAACAAAAGACGTAGTTGCTGAAATAACAGTTGACTGATTATTAAATAATCTGTGCATAGATTTACTAGAAATAAAAGGAACACGAAATTCAACTGGTTTATTCTCTTTAACATCAATAGTAATAGCTCCTGGAGACTGCGACAAATAATTCAACATCAGGGGCCTATAATCAGGAGCTGCCACGCCAAGAGCCGTCAAGTTTAAATGATGCGCTTTCAATGTATCATTCCTCTGTGGATACGGCTGATATGAGATCAAAAACTTTCCTCTATGAAAAGGGGAGCCCGAAATAGCAATCCTAACCATTATGTCTCCACGAAAGTATGCGAAGTTGCGCAATTTGGCTCGGTTCGCAGGGTTCAAAGATAAAACATCCCACAACTTCAACTGAAAGTCGTGATATGTACCAAGAGGAATAGATACTGCTTGCAAATTGACAGGTCTTTCCAAAAATTTCTCTATGCGCAACACCTCATCTTGCCCAATCTTGGGTCCTTTACTAGCTCCAGCATGAGTAAAAAATGAGTCCTCACCACCAATATCCAATATATTCTCGTGGATATCGACTTTAGACATATCAACAGACCCTTCTTCTGATTGGGCTTGAGAAACAAGATCCATATGAGCCCACAAATATTGCTCATAGAATTGTATAGTCTTCTGTACATCATTCTTCTCACACATTAAATCCATCCGTCTCTGATCAATATCAATATTGAATTGTTGCATCTGGGGATTAAACTTGTAGGCCCAAACAGTAGTTACATTTGACCTATCAAATTCTTTCTCATCAAGCAAGAGATTTATCTCTTCCATTCTGGACTTTAACACTGACAATTCTCGTAAAATAGTATCTCTTTGTTCTATGCTAGCTTGTCGAATGGTTTTAGTTCGTACCGAGCCGTCGACAAAAACGGTATCGAGAACGGGAGAATCCCCATTTGCTTTTAAGGCGCAAACAGGACTAAATGAGCTCAAAGGCCCTCCTTTCATCTCAGACTGTCTCTCCATCACTTCGTACTCCCACAAAGTATCAGAATTAGGACTATCTGAGGAACATTTTTCATCTGGCCAAATTGTTTTATAAATCTGTTGATAACTGTGGATGGAGTAATCATTCTCCTCCCCACCATGTCGCGCAACAAGCCAGGACTTAATTTCACTTCTGAACCGCTCATATTGAGATTCATCTTGACAATGGAAAAACAACTCCCACATCACAGAAACAAATGTCGATTCGTCTTGCTCAGCTACCGTAATAGATCCAGATGGCATGCGCCACTCAACAGTCTTGAAAATAGAATTCAAATCCAATTTGCCGATATATTTGCCATTGTAAAATTTAAAAAAAGTTCTCTTCAAAAAAGAGAAATCTAGAATACGCAAAAAATTATCAGCACAAGCAGTCTTATTTGCAGAAGTGACCTCCATATTAAAATATTCTTTACATGCCCAAACAAAATAAGGCATGTTAAACCAACATCTAACAGAACGTCTAACTGCCATGGCCAAATCATCTCCATAGACTCGAGGTAAC